AAATATCACCGCAATTTGCAATGACTACGCTGCCGTCTTTTGGCACCGCAACAACGCCGTCAGCACCTGCTGTGCAATTCGCATTTACTGTAGAAATGTACACAGGTGCGCTGCTATCGTTTCTTACCGCAAAATATGGATATCTGCGGTCAAATGTTACGGTTGTCACGCCGTTAAGCGTAACGGTTGCTTCTCTTGTACTGATAGACATATAAATCAAATCCTCCTTTAGGTCGCTTGCGTACGCAGGTATTCCGCATAAATATCGTTGATAATTAGATCCATTTGATTAGTCAGATCATTGCCCTTAAATCGTGTGTAATAGCAATCAGACGCTGTCAAATTACAGCCGATATATGTTGTCCCCGTGCCAGTATAATCACCCGTAATTTCGCCGTTCACGTTATATGTTATTTGGCGATAATTATATGGATATTGCAGTGTGCAATTATATCCCATTGGCTGTAGGTTTTTATTTGCTACAATCTTACTTGCGTCTTCCCATTCATACGTATAAATACCAGATGTATATACTTTGTTCTCACTACTGTCCCACGATTTATAGATTACTTTAGACTGCGCCGTATTTATATAATTTAAATACAGTAATGTAGTTCCACGATAAATACCGCAACAAAAATCTTTCTGTTGAACATCTTGACTAACAAATGGCGGTGAGTCTTCACCTGGTGAATAACCTGCGCCCTGATAATATCGATATCTATTGTAATATGTGCTATCCGGCATAATACACAGTTTTGCGGAATAGTCTCCGAAAAACGATATTGTAGTAATTGGTGTCTGCTGCTCAAACAAATCACACATATCCAGCTTGTTGACCTTGCCGCCTCTGCCATTCGCCAGCCCCAGCAAATACCACATCATATCATCCATCGCCGCTCACCTCGCTTGTCGTGGGAATAATGTTGCCGTCATTGTCCTCAGTAATGGCGTACTCAAAAATCTTGCCGTTGTAGTTCGCCCGGAGGCTTTTGCCGTTCTCAGCAATTTTCACCGCAGTGGGCATCATGCCATTCAGGATAGCCCCCGCAAATCTGGCAATACCCTCGCCAGCCATTTCAAAGCCGTATTCGGTTTTAGAGTTCTCGTTTACGAATTTTATGCCCTGTCGGGTCATTTTCGTGGAGCCGTTGACCTCGCCTATCTGTACACGGTCAGCCAGAGGGTCATATTCATTCTCCTGCACACTGTTCCGCCCCATCTCGGCGTACAGCCCGAAGTCGGTAATTCTCAGGCGGCAGAAGTTTGTCACAAGCGTTGTTTCACCAAAGGTAATGCCCGCCCCGGGAGCAGGATATGTGCTCACCAGCGCCCTGCAGCTCCATGCCCTGTAGGACTTGTTCTGTATCGCACCTATGACCGCACCCGCCAGCTCCTCCGAGGCATAGACCGAACTTATCTTCATCGTGTGATATGCGTCCGTGTCGCCGCCCGAAGCGTATGTCCTGCTGCCGTCAGTCATGATAACGCTGCCGCAAACCTTGGTCAGACCATATTCAATGCTGCTGTACTTGTCAGCCGAAAACAGCGCCGATGAAGCACCGCAGGCAAATGGCAGAAATGTAAGCACCCCGCCCTGTACAAAAAAACAGCCGCAGGCCGCCTCCGCCAGGTCGGAGAGTATTTCCTTGGCAGTCCGCCCGAAGACCTTGTCCTTGGGGCATTTGGTGATCTTTGTGCCGATGATGTCACCCGCAGCGATCTCCGTAAATCCGCATATGCTTTTGATGTTGGCAAGCACGGCGCTTACAGATGCAAATTTGGGCTTGTTTTTCTTGTCAGAGCTGTTGCTGCTATCGCTGCTGCCGTTGCTGTCACTGTCGGACGAACTATCACCGCCCGAGCTGTCCTCCTCCGCCGTGAAATCACTTTCTTCAAGGGTGCATTTGGCAGATGTGAACATCGCCCTGTCATAGCAGGTGAAGCTCAGCCTGCCGCCCGAGGGCTTCCTGCTGCTCACATAGAACACAGGCACCTCAGTTCCGCAGGAAACAAGTACCTCCGCACCATAGGGGAACAGCCCCACGGTGTCATCGTCATAGTCGCAGGCAGGAACATCAAAGGTCAGCTGCTGACTGCAAACGCCCCTTGCACCGTATCCGTCCGCAGTGTATGATATCTGCAGGTTATTGAAGTGCGGCACATCAATGCCGCCGATGCTCAAAGCAAGGCTAAAGGCGGGAGCCGCCCACAGGAGCGGCGCTTTCAAGGGTCAGGGACATATCCCATTCAAGCCCCTTGCCACGGCTCACAGCCTTGTAAGCCGTTTTCTTGAACTGTGCCGACACCGCTGCAGGGGAGGAGTAGGTCACAGGAAATGTCTTTCCGCTGACAGCGCTCGATATCTTAGCCGCCGCAGATGTGGGGATCTTTTTCAGCGTGATGTTCAGCGTAATGATGTCCCCTATATAGCCACCCACAGTGGATCCGTCATGGTTCTCAAATGCGCTGCTGTCCTTTTTGGGGGCGGAGCTGACGGTAAAATCCGTCACATATCCGTCCGCCTTGACGTTGTTGATAACAAGTTCAAGCATATTATCTTCCTTTCTGCACATTGACGCTCTGGGTGTAGTCCAGCGAATATTCGCCGCACACCTTGTTGTCAAGGGTGAGGTCTCCGCCTGTGACCTCCACATTCACATTTACATTTCGGTTTCCGCTGTTTTCCGCAGCGTTCTTGTATGATACCTCGGTGGCAACAGTGCCGCTCACCTGAGTGAAAGCAGAAATGTTCATCAGCTCGGACAGCTTGCCGCCAAAACCGCTTGCGAACTGCTCCGCAGCTGCCGCACCCGAATCATAGGCGTTCACACCCATGTCCGTGAGAGCCGCCGCAAAGGCGTTCTGCATATTTTCAGCGTCCTTGGCGTAAAGGTCGGCGGACAGATCATCTGCTATCTGCTCCTTGCGTTTATACAGCTCGATGACCTTTTGGCGCTCTTCTTCACTCATACCCGCAAGGTATTCTGCCATCTTGGCACCGTCCTCGGCGGACATACTGTTCAGCTCTTCCAGCAGAGCAGCACTTGCCCCGTCCTCTTTCAGAGCCTTGATGTCAGCGTGATATTTCTCCATGGCGGCTATCTGCTTTTCAATGTCATTTACCTTGTAGATGGTGGTCTCATTGCCGTCCTCGTCCGTTTCCTTTTCAACGGAAAAAACAGAACCGCCCACAGCCATGAGCCGTGAACGGTAGTCGCTCTGTGCAGTGAGCATATCGGAATATTTTTTCTGATAAAGGGCGTTCAGGTCGTCAAGGCTCTCGCCTGCGCTTTTTATCGCCTTGTTCTGGCTGTCCTCCCGGTCGTCCAGAGCTTTTTTCTGCTGCTCCTGCTCATAGGCACGGAGCTTTTCGTAATACCCCCAGTGCTCGGTGTTGCTTTCATCGCCGTATTTTCCCAGCAGCTCAAGGCGCTTTTGATACAGCGCATCTTCATCGGCGATAATGCCCATGGCGTACTCATGGTCAAGCTTCTGCCATTGGCTTTTCAGCTCCTCGTCATTCATCTGCTCGGCAGCGGTCTCGGCGAGGGTCTTGTTGGCTTTGAGCTTTTCCTTGCCACGTTCCAGAGCATCAAGAGCGGCTTGGTTCTGCTGCTCGATGATGTCCTGATTCATCATGCGTGATACATCTATCTCCGTATCGCCGAACTTACTTATAATGTTCCTGCGCTCCAGGAGCTGAGTATTAAGAAATTTATTCTGCTCTTTGATACCTTCAATTTCCTGCTCGGCAGCGTCAAGCTGAGCGTTAAGGTCAGCCATAAGATTAGGGTCGTTCAATGAACTGATATTATCCCTTTGAATGTTTATCTGCTGCCGCTGATTATACAGCTCCATGAGACGCTTGTTGTTGTCATCGACCTGCTTTTCCATATCGTCGTAGCCGTCAAGAGCCATTTCATAAGCCTGCCTGTTGTCCTCAGGGTCATTGCTGTCCGCAAGCTGACCCAGAAGCTGTATCTGTGTGGCTATTTCCCGATTGGCATCGTTGAAGCTTTCCTTTATATCTCCCTCATACCCTATAAGGTCTCTTTGCCTGTCAATGTATGAAGCAAGAGCAACGCCTCCGCCTATGGCAAGAGTTCCCACAGCCACCCAAGGAACGGCATTCATTGCAAGTCCCAGAGCACCTGTGGCAGTGGCAGCACCCGATGCGGCAGCTGCATATGATGATACGGCTGTCGCCGCAGTGTTCGCAGCGGAAAGCCCCTTGTAAGCAATGACCATAGCACCCGCAGTCTCGGCAGCGGTGATAAGCTGGTCGCCGTTGTCACAGAACCAGTCCAGACCGTCAATGAGCTTGGGAATGCCCTCATCAACGGCAAATTCGGCAGCCTTTACAGCAAGGTCTCCGAATTTCTCAGCCAATGTTTCAAGCTTACCTCCAAGCTCTCCGTTCAGCTGTTCATTCAGGTCTCCGAAAATTTCCGTGACCTCCTGAACAGACGTGCGCAGAGGTTCGGAGAACTTCTCGAATGCCGTAACGCCCACAGCTTCCAGAGCGGACTGCATTATGGTGATGTCGCCCTTGAAATTGTCGTCCATGGTCTTTGCCATCTGCTCAGCAGCCCCGTCGCAGTCGGATATGTACCCTCTCAGCTCTTCAAACCTCTGTGACGTTGTGCCGAGCAATGCGTTTACAGCCTTTAAATCCACCTTGTTGAAGATGTCACTCAGCGCCTGAGTTTTCTTCTGCTCCGTCAATGGAGCCAGTGCACCGTCAAGCTCGCTGAAAACATCGGCAAGATCACGCATTTTTCCCTCGTCATCAAATACCTTTATGCCCAGATTTTCAAGAGCTGCAGCCGCAGTGTCCGTGGGAGCGGACAGGCTGAGGATTATATTTCTCAGAGCCGTGCCGCCCTCAGCACCTTTTATTCCGTTGTCGGCAATAAGTCCAAGCATTGTGTCAAGCTCTTCAACACCGCCCGAAAGGGACTTTGCAGTTCCGCCGACCGTGAGGATAGCCTCACCCAGCTGAGCGACGGAGGTATTTGACTTCTGAGAAGTCTTTGCCAGCTTGTCGGAAAATCCTGCCAGCTCATTTGTCTGCAAGCCCAGAGCGGACATGGAATCCGTTATCATGTCGGAAGCATACGCAAGGTCAATGCCGCCTGCCGCAGCCGTGTTCAGGACTACGGGAAGAGCCTCCACGGATTTCTGCGCATCATATCCTGCCAGAGCAAGATAGTTCAGAGCTTCTCCTGCCTGAGTGGCGGAGTATTTTGTGGTCGCACCCATTTCCTTTGCCGCTGCCGAAAGCACACCGTATTCATCAGCCGCCGACGTAATGCCCATGGTAGCCGCCACCTGGGACATGGAAGCTTCAAAGGAGGAGCCTGTCCCTACCACGTATTCCGCAGCCGTCTTGAACGCACTTTTCACCGCATTTGCAATATCTCTGGCAGCATTCGCCGCAAGATTTCCGAGGGCTGTCTGAGCCGTGCCCGAAAGCTTTTCTGTCTCCCTTTCCGTGCGCCGCAGCCCGTCAGTCACGCCGTCAGTGTCTATCCGTGTGTTAAAAATAAGGTCACCGTCATTCAATATCCCCACCTCCTTATGAATCAAGAAATCTTCTTGCCGCCTCTATCATTCTCAGCTCGTTGGCTGAAACGGGAAGCGCATAGACCTGCTGCATTTTTTCAAGGAACTCCCGCCTGTAGTCTGGCATATCGTCCGAGATGTCAGCCGTCCGCCAGCCGCATATGTCAGTGAATCGGCAGTCATGCAGCCCCATGAACAGCCCACGGAACTTCCACCAGTGCATTTTTGTCTCCCACAGGTCAATGCCGTATTTTTCATAAAATGCAGCGGCTATCATGGGAAAGTCTGCGTCAAAGCTGTAAGCTCTGCGGCTTGAAAGCATTGTACCACTCTCGCTCGTTTCCTTGGGCGGCTCTCCGCATCGGTAGAACCACAGCATAAACATCGCAGCCCGTGAAAGGTCACGGGGCATTACGGGAAAAATGAGCCTCATGGCAGTTATGACCAGTCTGTCCTCGGGAATGCGGCAGTCGGTGATAAGCTCCTCAAATCTCATCCAGCAGATAAAATCAGTGCGGAGCGGCAGCTCTGTCACGCCGCCGTCCGTCACCTCAGTGTATTCAGTGGGAAGTCTCTGCGGGAGCATACTTTTTCAGCACCTCTTCCGTCACCTTTGCGGAGGCACGGTTCAGGAATACCCACAGCGCACCTATCTCATCGGTGTCAAGACTGCCTGCATCGGTCACGCCTGCGTCATCGCCGAAATGCTCATTTACGAACTCATCGCCCAGATAAAGTCTTATGCCCTCCAGCGTAGCCTCTGCCGCCGTTACCGCATCGGGAGCCTTGACTATCTCGGCTGCAATGCGCCTTGTCTCCTGCACGAAATATGCAGTCTTTGTGGGTATCTCAACGCTTTTGCCGTATATGGTAACGGCAGTGGGGTTCCTTTCGTAGTTAAATTCCATGTTATTCCTCCGTATTTACAGCTTTGCTTTCGGAATTGGCAGAAGCAGCTTCGGTAGTATCCGCAGTAAATGTTCCGCCGCCGCCCGATGTGGCAGGAGCAAACTTGCCGATAACAGGGTCGCCCAGACCGTTGAACGCGCCCGAAAGCTTCATCTTATTGTTGTTTTCGGAAGTGCCTGAGGGAGCGACCGCACAGGTCTCCATGCGTGCCACATAACCGCCGCCCGAAACAGCGTTGAACTTTTCCACTGTCAGTATCTTTACAAGGCAGTCGCCCAGCACCTTGCGGTTTTTGTATATCTCATACACCTTTTTGATGGTGGGGTCGGAATACATAAGGTCGCACTCAAAGTTGTATGCGGTCTTGTAGCTTGTGGTGTCGGTGCTTTCGGTATCCATGTTGATGTACTTGGTGCTTTCCGTCTGAGCGGAAGTTGCGTCATCGAACTTTGACCAGCCGTCACCCATTCTTGCCCACTGAGGCGTTTCACTGGAGCTTACGTCCATGTAATGTTCCAGCTGGGTCCTTTTAACTATCGTATTTGACATTAACAAACATTCCTTTCTTCAATGTATTCAAGAGTTATGCTCATCTGATAGGTGCATTTCTTACCGTCCTTTTCGTACTCAAAAGGTACAGCTCCGTCCATGCGTATATCCTGAGCCGTGCGGTATTCGGGGAGAGCGGGAAGCTCCTGCACGTTCAAAAACCACCTGCGCAGATCGTCAAGAAAAGCGCTGGTCTGTATCCTGCGCAGGTCATCGTCCGACAGGCTGCCCAGGAAGAGAGAGGCGTGCATGGCTTTAAGCTCGCTGCCGCAGAGATATGTCTGCAATACCTCGGTGCTGTCCTCCACAATTCCCGCACAGTCGATGTCATCGCTGCGGAAATTCACCTGCATGGTGTAATCCGCCAGCAAAGGGCAGCCGCAGAGGAAGTCCCACAGGGATTCAATAACGGAATCAGCCACGATATCTGCACCCCGCTATCTGAGCAGCCCCTGCAAGGATAGTGTGAACGTGAGCTGCTTTCATTCTCTTGAACCACAGCCGTCCTCTCAGACCGCCTCTTGCGGTGCCGCCTGCACCGTGGCCGCTGTTGCTGTAGTAATTCTTTCGGGCATATGGAGCGGTATAAACAAGCTCACCTGAGCCTATCACCGTGCCTCTTATGCCTGAGCGGATAAGCTCGCCTGTGTCCTTGGGGGTGTACCTGTCGCAGCGCCTCAGGCATTCGCTGTCTATGAATTTCTGTACAGACCCGCCCTGCGCCAGCCTGTGATTTATGCAGATCTGTTCAGCGCTCATGGGCTTGAAAACTATCATCTTATCACTCCTATCTTACTCCCAGCATTATGTGCCGCATATTTTGGGAACCGAAGTTGTTCACCGTTATGCTGTGTACGTGCAGGCCGCTGTACAGCTCCTTGTCGGTGGGGTCACTCATTTCCCCGAAAAATATGTAGTCGCCTTTTCGGATATCGGCAGCGATGTCGGGGATAAATACCTTGGCAGTGTCGGCGTTTTCCTCGCCGTATTTTTGCACTTCATAGGCTCTGACCTCCTGCCACATGCAGGGGAATGCGCCTGCCTTTAAGACGGCCTTTCCCGCCGTCCTGAAAACGGTGCATATGCCGTTGGTTATCATCACCCACACCCCCTAAACATCAGCTTCACGCCGCCTGCATAAACATTCCCCAGATATATCTTCACCGCATTGTACCTCGCCGAAGATACTTCCGCCTGAGACCTGTCACCGTAGGTCACGGAATAGCTGCCTATGGTCTCGGACTTCACATCTGCCGCCCTGCCGCATGAATACATATCATCAGCGCAGGCGCAGCAGGCACGGCGTATTTTGCCGACAATGTTTTCGTCCGCCAGAAGCTCGGGAGTTATCCTGTCGAATGTAACAGCGTCAATATAAGCAGAGGCAGACTCCGCAAATCTTGCAAAGTCCGCCTCGCTCATGGTGCCGTGAAAAACCTCGCTGTAAAACTTGTAATCAGCGTATGCCATTCTCAGCTCCTTTGCCGACAATCAGGCGTGAGAGCAGTAAATTCCCGCAGCCTTGTTTTCGTAGGCGTCGGTGAGACCGTAAGCACGGTAAGAGAAGATGTATGCGTCCGCATCGGGGTTAGCGTCAGGGGAGATGACCTTGCTTACAGTATGCTTGCCAAACTGGATAACAGCAGGCTTGTGAACTATCATGAAGTTGATAGGCGCACCTCCTGCGGAGGTCTGCTTGTAGTACTTGCTTGCAGTCCATGAAGGAGCGCTGTTGCCCGTAACAGGGGAGTAAACGCCGTCGGAAACGGTGTAATAATCCTTGTAGTTTGTGCTCCAGTCATCGGGCTGGGAGGTTGTCACCTCATACACCGCCTCGGCTTTCTTGAAGCCGCCTATCTCCTCACCCGAAGATGTGCCGTTGAGCAGGGAAACAGCAGTCCAGAAGCGTGACTGAGGCACCTTGATAATGCCCGCAAAGCCCTCAAGCACACTCTTTGAAACGTAGCTGTAAAGGCTCTGAGCCGCATTGTAAAGGGTGGGGGTAACAAAAAGATATCTGCCGTCCGCAGGAACTTCCGCCTCGTCCAGTACGTTCACGCCCTCACGAACCGAATCCATGAACGCCTCGGCACCGCTGATTGTCTCGGTCTTTGAACCGATTCCGTTGATGGCAGCGTAAGAGGCAAAGCGCACAGCGTCCATTTCGGGAACAGCCTTGGTGCGGATAAATTCGCTTGCCAGCTTGCCGAACGCCAGCCCCGCAGTCTCCTCGTTGTCCATAGCGTCAACGCTGAACTTGCGTCCTCTGTCGTAGTTGAACTTCACGGTCTCGTTGGTGATCTCCACATTGCCCTGAACATAGCCGCCGTTGCGGGAGTAGTCAGCCAGACCGTCCATGCTTATCTTGGGGATAATGATCTCGTTTGCGTTTGCGCCTGCCTGCACAAGGGAGCCGTCCATATCCAGCACGGAAGAGCAGGAAGCAGCCTTGTAAACATCGTCCAGCAGGTCAATGTACTTCTTGAAAAGTGCAATAGCATTTGCCATGTAAATTCCTCCTTTTAGTGTATAAAAATAGCCTCGTTCATCTCAAAGATAAACAAGGCTCATCTCTTGCTTTGTTCATGCCGTCCTCCTTACTTTGTGAGTTCTCACTTCGTGAGAGGGGGAAGCCCCATAACAGCCCTTGCGGCGCTGTCGTCCGCCTGACCGCCCGAACCGCCGCCTGTGGGGCCCATGTACTTAGGCACAGGCTCGCTTCTCTCGAAAAGGAAGTCGTTTTCCTTGGCAATCTTGTCCAGCTGCTCCGTGAGACCGACTATCTCGTTGCCCGCAAGCTTCAAGCCGTCCATGTTGAGCAGCGCCTTTACGGCAACAGCGTTTCTGGGCTTGCGCTCTGAGAGCTTGCCCTCCAGAATGTGGTCAAACTGCATCTTTTCCAGCTTTGCGGCACTTTCCTTCTGCGCCGCCGCCAGCTTTTCCTTGTAGTCGTCGGCAGTCTTTTTAAGCCCCTCATAGTCCAGCTTGCCGAACTCCTCTATCTGCTTGTTGGCGGCGCTGAGCTGACTTTTCACGTCCTCATAGTCCCCGAACTTTGCGGAAACTCCGTCGCAGTCCTTCTTGTTTTCGGCAAGTATCTGAGAGATCATCTCCTCTGATACGCCGAGCTTTGTAAGAAATTCCTTGGTCATGTTTTTTCCTCCATAATATAAAATGTTTAACTCCCTCGATTTCGAGGGGTTATGTTTTGTTGACTGATATTGCTTAGAAATTACAGTACAACGCCCTCAATTACTGCTCTTGCCTGCAATATAGCGATATAATCTTCCATCGTCCTCACCTGAAACTCATACAGTGATCTGGGACACGTAGGCGTGAAGTTCAGTTCGCCCTTATCCCATTTTTCAAGCATTGCTTTGAGCTTTTCGCAGCGTATCGCAACCTGTCCGTACTCGGCTTTGAATCTGTCTTTGTAATCGGTACTTGCCATAAGCTCGGCTGTGTCTGTCAGCTCCATAGGTCTTGCTGTTGTTTCGTTCATAACATCATATCCTTTCGATTGGTTAAGATTGGTTAAGATTGAATAAATTTAACACACGCCAACACACGCCAACGCTCATTTGCGTGTTGATGCGTGTTGAAATGCACTTTGGTAATGACAATTATGTCCTAACCAATTAAAACTGCGTGTTAAACTCTACCGTACTGCCTTATTCGCCTCTTGGAATGCCTTTTGCGCTTGATACAGTGTGCAGCATAAACACTGATATCAGGTGCGGGCAGTGCCGTAAATCCATGGCTATAAAAGTCAAAGAACACTCTTATTCCCTCCTTTCAGACATAAAAAATGCGCCTTGCAGTCAACTGCAAAACGCTTGTGTGGGTATAAAAAATCACCCTACTTGTGTAAGGTGATTAGTCGATAAATTCGATTTCTTCAATATCGTCCTCAATGAAGATAAGCCCTCCGCCGCTTTCGGGGGTGAAAGTAACACCGTCAATATCGTCACCATTTTTGTCTGTTCCTAAGCAGGGAATACCACCACTGCCTGAAAAGATTTCTCCCTTATATGGTGAATCTTTTCGGGTATATACCTTTGCTCTTTTTCCTTCAAGCTGGTCAATTTTTCTGTTGTAGATAAATGGCGTTGGCATATTATACCTCCTTTACCGGGAATATAAATGCTTAATTTTGGAATATTTAATTACAGTATTGTGCTCTGAACTCTTCACGGGTCAAAGCATTATTGTAATTGGGGTCATCGGGATAAACACGGACAATATTACCCTTTTCCAATTCGGAGCGGTCATATCGTGGAAAATTTTCACGAAGAACAAATTCTGTGTCAGAAGGATAATCGTCAAATGTTTTATTTTCAGGCATTTCGTCAATATTTATTTTCATTTTTATCCTCCCAGGAAAATTCAAGGTTATATTTATCACAGAAAAGCTGTAATCCTTCTTTTTCAGCCCTGTCAAAATATTTAAAGAAGTTTTCGCCATTTTCACTTGCGATTTTTTGATATTTCAACAGAATTTCGTCTATGCAACTGTTGTAGGCACTATCAATTTTCTTCAATGATGTCAGTTCACTTGACCATTTGCCGGAACGTCTTATTACATAGGCACCGTCTGAATTACAAGCTCTTATTTCCGCCAATTTGCCCCTGCGCATTATGTTGATATCCGCAGGAGAGGGAATAGTGCCATTCGGGTGGTTATGAGTAAGAACTTTTCCGTCCATAGACTTAATTTCCTTTGTAGAAAATGAAACGGAATCAGAATTTCCTTTCTTCTGAAAATCAATGCTGCCGTCAGGTTTGTATATAATTGCTTTTTCATATTTATTGCCGGATATAATCCTCTCGTGTTGAAGCATTTTTATACGATTTTCTTCTGTAAACAGCTTTGAACCACTATTTATTGATTTTATTGTAGCACTATCCGTTTTACTTGTCAAGCCTGCATAAGCATTGGTATCAGTACGTTTTGGATTTGAGGATATTTTGTTTTCAAGCGGCTTCTGATTGCCCTTTGCCGCCCAAGCAGCCCTGCCCGCCTGACTGTGGCCAAATCCCCCGACCTGGGCCCTCTCGTTCCTCAAAGAAAGTCCCGCAGCCTTGGAAAATCTTCCGTACTCCTCTTTCTGCCTCCTGAGAAGCACCGACTTTTCCGTGAACCTGTCCTTATCGTCCGTGGCATCAGCCGCAAGTATCTCTCGCTTGGTCTTGCGCATGGAGCGCTCCATAGCCCTCTGCCGCTGGGTCGCCTCGTAATAGGTGTAGGTCTTGCCGTTGTATTCAAAGGGCGGCGGGTCGATGTTTTTAAGCTCCTCTTCCGTATAACTTGGTTCGGAAATGCCCTCTATAACAGGGTAAAAATCGTGTCGGCAGTTCCAGCCCTTTAAGCCCGCACCCGTTCCGTAGCCTGTCACTTCTACAAGAGAGGGATATTTCTTTGACTTACCCGAAAGCGAGTACCACCGCCCCTGCCATTCTGCGTGGTCGGGTCTTGCACCTGCGTGCGCATCGACCTCCACAATGTCCGTGCCAAGCTCCGCCGCATTGTGTTCCGAGACCTTGCCCGTCATTTGCGACAGCCCCGTAAGAACAGCCCTGCGGGCAGCCACATCAGCGTGACACCTTACCCCCGAAGCATAATCCACAAATTGCAAACCGCCCTCTGTGAGCCGCCTCGTGGCGTTCCGTATCGCCGTGTTGTGATCTACAGCACCCGTCATCACCTGCATATACGCATAGTCGAGACAGTCCCTGTAAGCCTCCGCCGCATCGTGAAACCGCACCTGACCGTTTGACCCACGGTAGGAAAATCCCATGGATTGCGTAAAGTTTCGCAATTCTCCCTTGGTCTGGTTCACGCTGGCAGTTACCGCCTGCTGAAAGAAGTCATTGTATTCATAAGGCGTGTAGCCGACATTCGCCTGCGCATATGCTTTTTTATAAAACTCGTCGGAAGTCTGGGCAGCGTCAAAGAACAAACGGTCAACAGTCTCATCGGAAAGCTCCGAATATTCGGATATCTTCTGCTTGATGTACTCCGTTCCCGCACCCAGCTCACGAAGCCGCAGCACCTGATGCTCCGCACTGTCGGTAAGATACCCCGCCTTTGCTATCCTGCGGCATATGTCGGCGATGATATCCTCCTCGAGCCTGAGAAAAAGCTCCTCCAGCTCCGCAGGCGCACCCTGCAAATAGTCGGGAGTAAGCATTATTCAAAGCTCTCGGGGAGCATTGCCGCCGCCTGCTCCTCCGTCTCGCCGTAGCGCTTCATGCGGTATTCCACAGGAGACATGATCCCCGCAGAGACTTCCTGGAGCCATATCTTCTGCTCGGTCTCGCTGTCGGTAACAAGGCTGTCGTCAAAGTCGAATGACTGCTCGCACGCCCCTCTGGGGGCAAGCTCATGAATGTCGCAGAGCATATCAAGTACCTTCACAAATTCCGTGAGAGCCTTTCTGACGTTCGCCTGAATGGCTGATACCGTGGCATATGACCGCTGCTTGGAAGCCTTTATTTCTGTAGCAGTCTTGTCCGTGTCCTGCACCTCGGAGAGGGTGCCGAAAGCAAGTCCGCACTGCCGTTCTATCTGCCGAAGAAGATTGTTAAGCCCGTTCCTCTGAGCTTCTTCACGTATCTGAGGGCTGAACACATTGAACGCCTGGTCTTGGTTAAAGTCCAGCGTCTTTATCAGCCGCCTGTTGAATTTGGGAGCCGTCTCCGTGCCGTCATTGCCACGCTGCACCGCCGTCACATCGGCATATACCGCCAGCTCCGAGCCTTCAAACTCCCATATGCCTCTTGTGAACTGCATATCCGCTTCCTCGATAGTGGAGATCGCCGCATTGAACACCGAGACCCCCAGCGGGGAACGCCTGTCAATGATGTTCGCCCCGGGCATTTTCATATATACAAACAGCGGCCGCTTTATCCCAGAGAACGTCGCCGACGGAGCAATGTCCGCCCATTCCGCAACCGCCCCGAGAGCTATCTCCCGCCCTATCTGAGCCGAGCTGTCGGACACATACGCCTTGTTTACCACCGTGTAATTTGTCCCCGTCAGGGAGTGCTTTTCAAGGCGGGTGAAGTACCGCCCCTTGCGGACTATCCTGTCAGCAAAAACGCATTCGGTGATGTTGTCGCCGTCATAGCCCGATACCGCCGCAGCGTCCGCCTGAATGATGTCGGTGTATATCTTTCCGCCCGATACATAGGGCTTGAGAAATACCCCGCCCAGAGCGCAGGCATATTCCACCCACACGGGTGACAGCTTCACAGCGGAAGAATACGCATCGGAAAGATGATCCGCCCTCGGCGAGCCTGTCAGCTCCGAGTTAAGCTCCAGCGTGACCAGCCTTGCCATTTCGTGGGCCACAGAGTAGGGGAGATTAAGGCAGCGCACATTGCTGTCAGCCACAGCCCACGGCGGCGTGCAGCGGTAGCATTCCGCCCACAGCCTTACCGCCTCGGTCATGTCATTGTCAGCAGGCAGGGTCTGCATTTTCGCAGCCAGCTCATTAGTGTCAAACAATTTGCATATCGCTCCTTTCAGCCAAGATAAAATGCTCATTTTCCGCTTCTCCTCCAAATCTGCGATGTGGCGTACCGCACAGCGTCAATGCTGTGATTGTTCCTGTCGGGATATCCCGATATGATCTCGCCGTCCTTGCTGCGCTCGTATTCGTACTCCAGAAATTCCGCTGCAGTCTCGGGGCAGCGTTCGTTGTCAATGACTATTTCACGTAGGGACTGCAGCCACTTCATGGAATAATCCACCGACCCGGGGCCCTTTTCAGCCGCCCTGGCAAGCAGACCAAAGGAGCGGTAATCCGCAACGGACTTCTGCTCCGCACTGTCGCACATGAGCATATCGTTTGCCGTTACGCCACGCTTTTTCAGCTCGGCAGCAGTCTCCGCATTGCCCTTTTTATTGCAGCGGAACTCGTCATATATCACCAGCGTGTGCTGCGCCGCCAGATATGCGCACCTGACATACGCAAAGGGATCAGGGTACCAGCCCCAGTCAACGCCGTGAAGAATCGTTCCAAAGGTCTTGATGTCCTCGTCAGTGACCTTGCGTGTGACCACATTGTCGAACACGTTTCCGCCCGTGCCGTTGGCAGCGCCCAGATATTCGTTTTCATACGCAGTGGGATTGGTCTCTTTCAGATATTCCGCATCATCGAGGAACGGCTTCCCCAGCCACTTTTTCGGCACCGTCAGATAATTGCTTTCGGTAACGAGCCTGTCCGCCCTCGGCGTCCTGATGTACTTGTTTGCCCAGTTCTGAGCCGATCTCGGGGGATTAAAAGACTTGAACTTGTAAGCCCTGTCGCCGCCTCTGATGACCGACTGTTCTATCTTTCGAACAGCCTCGGGACCCGAGAACTGGTCAAGCTCCTCAAACCACAGAATGCCGATGAACCCGAAGGGAACTTTTATGGACTTGATCTTGTTCTCATCGTCCGCCCCCCGGAAGTATATCTTCTGTCCCGTTTTTGTTTTGGTTATCTCCAGCGGAGATTTTGTGGCAGCATATTCATCGTCAAGACCGAGGGAAGATATCGCCCACAGCATCTGATTATACACCGAATCTTTCAGAGTGTTACCCACCTGGCGGAGAATGCAGGCGTGCATATCCTCGTTTTTCTCCAGCAGGTCGATGACCGCCAGCGAGATAAACGAGGACTTGGTAGAGCCTCTTCCGCCCGGGAAAACATATTCGGAGTGTTCGCCCTCGGCAATGTCAAACAGCACCGATGAAAAGGCAGGAGCCACCATGCTTGCGGGAATACCGCCGTAAGAAAAGCCCTCCCGATCGTCCGCCGAGGGGAAGTACCTTTCACGGTCAAGCTTAAGGCGGGCGTTGTCGTACCTGATCCTGTGCCGCATCATATCGTCGTCACGGATAATGCTCCGCAGCTCCTTTACCGCAGCCACATCGCCCATTTTAGCCTGTTTGAGCAGTGCCGCATTGACCGCAAGCATATTCGTGACCTCGTCCTCGCTCAGCTCATCAAAGTTCACGCCCATATCAGAAAGGAGCTGGTAGTCCGCCACCTGAGAAGCAGGCAGCGACAACAGCAGCTCCATACATTTTTTCATATCACGCTTTTTCCGCCTTGCAGCCCCCGAGGCTTTGCCGCCTTTGGAGCCTGCTTCTCTTGCTTCGCTCACGCTTCGTTCAGAAAAAGGAGTTAAATTTTTTTCATTCACGGGTCACCACCTGCTTGGTTTGGAGTATAAAAAATCCGCCTGCAGTTTGGCAAGCGGAAAGAAAATTAGAATTTGTATAGTATGCTGAACCTTTTTAAAAGTATCAGCAGATTCATTATTAAATGAAGGAAAAAGAAATAAACGATTATGCTTATTATTGTTTGCCCTGAGATAATGTAATTATCGAATTCCCAAATAAGATATTGGTTTTGATCATCTGATATTATAAATTTAGCGGTACAAAAAATAATAGAAACAGTTGACATTACAATCTCATATGCTGATATTTTTTTTGAATCATCAATGGCTTTATAAATAGCTTCTTGATAGTCTTCAATTTCATTTGCAGTATGCGATCCATCAGACTTGTGTTTCTGAATCAGTTTTTCACAATCAAGAGAAGATAACCATGAGGAAAATCCCGTAAATATTGCAATAAAAATAGAAATCACTACCATAACACGATCAATAGTATCATTGTCTATCGGATTTGATAATGAGATAGTTATTGACAAAAGGAGCGGAAAAATAATTACAGATGAAACCAGTTCCTTTTCATTTATAAATTCTGTGTATTGCTTAAAAATAGCAGTTAGGCTGTAGAAACGTGTTTGCTCGGGTTTAAATATTTTCATGCGCACTAGCAATAAAGCAATTACTATTATTAAAAAATCTTCAGCCGGCTGGTGTAAGTTCTGAAAAAAGGTCATCATTTTTTACATTACCTTTAAAATTATTTACTTTAATGTTTTGACGGTCTTCTTTTTCAATATTATCACAACTTATATCAAAGAATTTTAAGTATGGCATTGCATGATTGATCATAGCATTGAATAGACTTGATTCGGTTGGATGACTGCTATCTGCTTTCAAGTCTATTTCATTTGATATGTCTTCAGAGATACGAACGCTGCTCATTCGACTAAAATTTAACGTTTGACCTTTAAAATCCACCTTGATGTTATCAATTTCTTCACTATCAGAATTGATACCGATGAAATCTGAGATTTCTATGATGCTGTTTTGGGGATCTGGTTTTGAAAACAGATTTTTTAATTTATCTGTGATAGTAGGTTTGGGAGTAAAATATATATGTTCAGTTTTTTCTGATATTGGTTCATGATATTCCTCATTCATAATTGCATCTGCTTCATCGAATGAATAATTTTCCTTTTTTTGTAGTGTTGTCACATGGAGTTTATATATGGATTTTTCGTCAAATATTACGCTGAAATAATTGGCAGGAATAAAAGGGTTAATTTTATATGACATGCTGGGATCCGATTCTCTAAGTGCATCGCTAATTATTATTTTCAACTGTCCAACAATGGATTTGTTACCTAAATATTGAGCTATAACAAGAGCTCGTTTGGATTTTTTGTTGTATATAATTGAAAATCCATATGGCTTTGCTAATGCTTTATTTGCTCCAAAGGGTTCCGGTTCAGAATTGGTATGGTCTTTATCAACTGCTTCTCCGTCCTCTCCGAAAGGCCCTGTATATATTATAGAGTTAATACGGTAAAAATTATGGACTCCATCTATTACGGACTCGTATTTTTCCAGATATTTAACCCTATAAACGCGTTTTTCTTTTTCCTGAACCTGATATTTCTCAATGCCATTCAAATAACCGTATAAGCAATCGCATAAGTTTATTTCGCTTGGAGGTATTTGCTTGTCTTGGGGTTTCTTTTTATTTGGATCAAGTTCTGTTTTAAAAAGATAAAGATTGAAAAAACATATGCTGATTTTTGCCATATATGTTACACCTCACGTAAAATATTTTCTACATAATACCACAAAAATAATCATATGTCAACAAAATTTGGAAACCAATTTAAAAAATGCTAAAAATGAAGAAAAATCAGCAAAGAATATCGCCTGACGGCCGTGAGGTGCCGAGCAGACGATTTTACATTCTTTGCATGATATAATAATACATCAGAAAATTGCCCCATACCCGCACCGATTTAAAGAATTTCTCCAAGCTCGGATGCAAGAGTTATCAGAAAATCGTGGCGTATTGTCTGACCTGTGCGCTCGCAGTTCAGTGTATCACAATATATCATAGGGGTGCTTCCGCAGACATTCTGCATAATAAAGCGCTGCTCGTGATCCGGAAATACCGCAAGTGCTCTGTCAACAGCAGCAACCCTCTTTCGCAGCAGAGCGGTATGCTTTTCAATCTGCTCCGTTACAGACTGAACGGGCTTGGATATCCCGCTGCCATGTACAGTGCAGTCAGGCGTGCTGTATATCCTGTCAAATTCGATGGACTTTATTCGGCGCTTGTTATCCTCATAACTGCGTGCCACGGAAAGCACACGCTTGTAAACCTCTTTGTCAAGATATTTTGGTATGTATGTCCTCATTGTTTGTCGCTCCTTTTAATTTTGTATTCATTCTGTTTCACCGTCCATTTTTGCATATCCTCCCAATTTCAATTTAAATGCCATTTTTAGGTACTTTGTGTTTTGGCGTGGAAATTACCCTGCCCGCATCCGTAAAGTCTCACACAGCTCATTTCTGTGGGCTTGCCGTTGATTTGGATTTTCTTTTTGTAGTTGGCTTTCATTTCTGAACGCCCTCCATATTCCTCAGCACCGTTTTTTCGGTAACATCTTCGCCACGTGCCGCAGAAACGATTTTAAGGGCTGTTTTAAACGCTTCGCTGACCTCGTTGGGTAATTTGACTGCCATTTTGCAAAGTGCCGTACAGAGCGTTTCTGTGGCTTTTACCACTTCCTGGTGATTTTTGCAAATCTCGGAGTATTTCAGATATTGAGCAAGGTCGTTCCTGTAATCCTTGTAGAATATGAGCTTCTGAGCCTTAGCATCTTCAAGAGATATTTCCTTATGGCTGAATTTGTTGTAAACACCGCAGAGCCGCTCAAAATATCTGTACTCTGCGGCTGGAAATTCGGAGTAATCTATGACTGTTCCGCTACACCCTGCCTTATAACAGTCATTCTCCAGCTTGTGAAAAACCTCGGGGTCAAAGAAATCGGGCAGATTTTTTACATAGGCTCTCGTATTATCGGCTTTCATTTTATCAGACCTTTCATTTTACGGTAGGTGTGGTAGTCAAAGCGTGCTGAACAATTTCATCAAGATCGAAGCTCGGCGCTGACCGCTTTTTTACATTGTCCTTCTGAAGCCAGTCCATAATGGTACTGTAATGATTTTCATACGGACGTTTGCCGCTATTTTCAAGATATCGGTCAATTCTTGCTATGTAATCCGAAATGACCTTTTGACCGTATTTCCCGCAAAGCTCCAAATATTCGGAGGGCTTAAGTCTGATGTGTTGTCCGTAGGTAGTTTCCGTCTCGTCTTCGGCGTTTTCAACACTACTTTCATTTACTTTACTTTTATTTACTTTACTTTCCTTTACTTTGTGGGGGTTATTCTCGAAAAAACTGTCATTATTCTCGGAAAAACTATTGTTATTCTCGGAATAATTTTCATCGGGGCGCACTTTAATAAAGCTTTGGGTCTCATTTTTTTCCAAAACCCAGAACTTTGCCTCGACCTGCACGGGTTTTTTCAGAGCTCTCTGCTTGATAGCCTCTTGATATCTCCGCTGTATTCCCTTGGACGTCAGGATCTTGTCCGCCTTAAAAAGTGTGTCATCAAACAGTGACCGTTTAAGGAAGAAGCTCAACATCTGCCCTATTTTTTCATCTGTCATTCCCAGATCAGCGGAAATGACGTATCTGAAATCATCGTCACAAACGATGTAAAAACCATTTTTATAAATCGCACACAGTAAATAAAAATAAAGTAAAACTCCGTCCGAGCCGAAATGAGCACGGACGATCTTCAGCTTTGTATCGCTGAAGATGTCCACATCAGTCGGGAAATAGTCAAGTCCTTTTTTTACAGGTCTTGCCACTTATATCCCTCCATATCAGAACGGCAGCTCGCTGTCGCTTGCAACTTCCTCAAAGTCCGAAAGGTCGGCAGGAGCAGGTGTCGCAGCCGATGCCTGATGCTGAGGAGGGGGAGAAGCAGAGGAGCTTTTGCTTCCGCCGCTGTCACCACCGAAATAGGCATGATCCACAAGCACCTCGGTAACATAATGCTTTACATCGGGGTAACGCTTATCGTCGTAATTCCTCGTTCTCAGAGCGCCCTCAATGCCTATCATCTTGCCCTTGGAAAAGTATCTGCATATAAACTCCGCAGTCTGTCTCCATGCCACAACGTTGATGAAGTCTGACTGCCTTTCGCCGCTGCCGTCCGTAAAGTCACGCTGCACGGCAACGGTAACATTGCAGGAAGATACTCCGCTCTGTGTCTGTCGAAGCTCAGGATCCGCTGTGAGCCGCCCCATGCCTATCCATTTATTTATCATCAGATGCACCTCCGAGAAGTTCGATTATTCTTGCCGCCGTTTCGGATTTATTGCAGAAAAGAAATTCCACGCCATATGAAATGTGGCACTGATAAATTTTTTCCTGCAGGACATGCCCCGTAACAGTGGAATATCTGCTGTTCCATTTGACCACATCGGGAATGGACTTTATGCCCTTGCCATGCTCACAAAGAACGATCATCTTTATGCCCGAGGAATACGCCCTGCGTACTTCCCGCCAGAATCTGCCCTTGTCCTGCGGATTGGTGAGGTTAGTCGCAAGCTCGTCAAGATTTTGCTTGCGGTCTATAACGAGCTTTTCATTCCCCTCGATCTGATAGTCTGCAACGTCCATTTTCCTGATATTGTAGTCAATGCCGTTTTTGTCAAAATACCGCAGGATATGGGCGTTTTTCTTCTCTCGGCTGTCACAGATTACCATTTCCGTCACCGCCCTTGAGCGCTGCTGTAAGGTCTGCGGCAGAGCTTTCCGCCTCGCCTCCGAACCATTCTGCGGCAGTGCTTTCCTTTGCCTTTACAGAATTGAAAATGCCGATAAAATCAACAAGTTCATCGGGTGTCATGCTGTCAACGGAATGCTTAAGCCGTCCTTCTATCTGCTCTTTGGTAACGCCCATTTTTTCAAAAGCAACTACCATATCACGGACACGGTCTGAAAGCGGCTTGCCGTTTCCTCCTGCAAGGGTCTTTCTGCACTCTTCTACCGCTGCTTCAACAAGATCATTGGGGAGTATTGCAAGGATACGGCTCCTGAGCCTGCGTGCGCCCATATTGGCGTTATTCTCGTAAATATCACGCTGAGAGGTCAGCACCTTTGCGGTCTTGTTGACCTCACGAATATGCGGATTTGTAAAGTTCTGGGTGCTTATTGTATTGGTCTGCATATCCCATGCATACGCCTGCATTTCGCTCTTGCCGTTATCCTGCGAAAGCTCTTTTATGCCGTAGTCGATATTTCCCCAGCAGCGGGCAAGCTCTTCCGCAAAGCGAATTGTAACGCCGCTGACGGTGCTCCCGCCTCTGCTGTACGAAAAGAAAGCTTTTTCTGCAATTCCTTTTCGCTGGCACAGCTTGATAACGTCAGCATAAGCCTTTACTTCATCACGGGGAAATCTCTTCGCAATAACAAGCTTTCCCTGTGCTTCTGCGATGGCACGGCTTGATTCTATCGCCACGGTTCCCTGATTGATATTATCAAGTCCTGCCGAAATTCCGTTGGCACCGAAATTCTGCGGCGCATTGTTCTGATATGTAACGGGTGCGTTTTCCATAATTATTCAAACTCCTTTGCAAGGTAGGCCGGCAGTCCCAGAACATTTATGTTATGGAATTTGCCGAGATAGCCGTACCAGTTATTGTTTATTTTACAGTCATGATAAATGCCCAATGCTTCCCTGAAAATATCATAACCGTACTGTCTGTAAATCTCGTCTGCCTGCATGATATTCACTGCGTAAGGCGGCGTTTTTTCAATAGCAATGAACACAAAGCTGCATTCACGGCCCGTTGCCTGTTTTACGCCTTCACAGTACATGGCAGCCTGGAGAGGATATCCATAGTCAATGGATTTTTTCATAAACTTGTCCGTTGCAGCATTCTCCGTGGTTTTCAGATCCACAACATATACAGCACCGCCTATTTCGGTAACACAATCCGCACGGCATTTGCAGCCCTCTCCCGTAAGATTATCAGTCCAGAAAAATGGCTTTTCAGGGTCTCCTGAAAGCAGCTGACGCACAAATGAATCGGACATCAGCTTATTTTTCATTTCCATGATCTGCTCCTGCCATTCACTGGGTATCAGCACCTTGTTTTTATTCAGTGCGATAAATTCGCTCCAGACCTCTTTTCCCGCTTTTGTCCGTCTGTCACAAGAAGGGGGAGCGGCAAAATTGTCATCATAAATTTCGGGCTGTAATATAGCCATATGGAACGCCTGTCCGAATATCAGCGCATTTGTCGGAGGCTGAGGATTTGAACGCAGATAATTGAATTTTTCGGGACCTTCCGATATCAGCTTCCAGAGTTCAGAGCGGCTTACAGATGGGTGAGAACGGTATTCCGATTCAGTCATCTTCCTCTGCGTCCTCCTCGTTCTCTATGTCGTTATCGTCCTCAGCGCCGTCATGCTCCGCATCGCTCAGATATCTGTCCTCGCAGCGCTGAAAAGCACGGCTGTTGCACAAAAAATCAGAAATTTCCATCTGTGATGTCCTCCGCCTTTTCTGCGGTGTCATGCTCACCCGCAAACGCCAGAATATCTTCACGGCTGAAATACTTCGACGCCTTTGTGTAATTGATAATAGCGTCATACATCGTCGCTTTGCGGATATATTCCGCAATCTGTTCAATAGTGATTTCCATTTTTATTCCTCCTCAAAAAGTGACATTTGTTCGTTGGTTTGGGAATTTACCCCCACTGTTCAGCCATGGCCTGTGCGATGCCTGGAAAGGTTTTGCTTCTGCACTTCGACCGTTCTTTTCCCGCTTTTCGTGTCTCTTCCCATGTTCGTGATTTTCCGTTGGAATATGTCCCAAACAGTTTTGCATTATTGGGCTTGTCACCGATATATGTTGCTTGCAGTTTGGGCAGTCCTTTGATCCACAGGCACGTTGCTTTGGTAACAAACTGTTCGGTATCTTTTTCTCCGCCTGAAAACATATATGGGTGTATGATCTGATCTGCCTTGCGGTACACTTTGCCCATACGCCCAATAGGATTTTCTACAGCAATCCTTGGCGCATCGGCTAATATGCACTGCATAAAAAACACTATTGCTTCTTCCCGATGTTCCATACGCTCAACGACCTTTTCGGCGGGTGTGCATTTTAAACTATAATGGCGTGTGGCAACGTTCGTCAGATATGTACACGGCGGATGCGCTATAATCAAATCCCATTTGCCGTCTATACGGTGTGCAGTGCCATCCATTGTCACAAAATCAGCATTGCCGTTGATGATCGGCAGAACATCGCCCTTGATGTGCCATTCGGGGTGTCCGCCTGAACAATCCTGTATGTCTGCTGAATACGCTTCATGCCCTTTGGCTCGGAACGCCTTGCATACCGCTTGGCTTTCCTCGCAGGCTATTAAAACTTTCACTTGACAAATCCTCCTAAATGCCTTATAATAAGGCTGTCTTATTTATCTTTTTGCCGTGTACGGTTGCTGCCGTCACGGCTTTTTCTTTATTCATCATCATCGCTCCACTTGCAAGACGAATGTTTTCAATGTACTGGCACAGCGTGAAAATCGTTAATATAACGACAATGCCAACAGCTGAGACATGATAAGCTGCCTCAAATATTACTGCTATCACTTGCTTTCCTCCTTCCTTTTTTGGCAAAGTATCCATCGTCCGCAGTGTCGATGAGGTAATGGGGCGACTGTACATATCTGCCGTATGTCATGCCAAGCTCACCGGCTCTGCGGCATACCTCTTCGATGCTTGGGGTTTTGGAGCTTTTAGAAGCATCACACTTCTTCTTTGCCATAACATTTCACTCCTTGCAAACATCTGTGATAACCGCCTCGACCAGATCGTCAAGACTGTTTTCAGCGAAAATCCTGTCCCTTGCCTTAGATTCGGCAGTTTCTCTCGACCCAGCCGATACGCTGTACACATCGTTGAATGCGCCGCCCTTGAACCTGAGATGTACATATACGTTGTATGTGCTCATTACTTTACACCTGCCTTTTCCTTAGCTGCCTCGAGTAGCTTCTTGTCGATGATACGCTTGAGGCATTTTGCCATAATCTCAGGGCTTGGCTCGTTCACGAGTATGATCCTGCGTCCGCTTTCGGACATCATTTCTCTGGTGGGATAGTTCTTGTCCATGATTTTCTCCTTCCTGTCCTGATTTCGGGACAGATAATGTGCTATACTGAAAATGGAATTATGCCGACCGAGCAAAAAGCTGCTCAAACTGACAGTTGGGGAAGAACTCATTTTTTATTGTGAAAGCTTCCTCTACGGTAAACGAGCTTTTACCTGTGATCTTTGCTCTGAGGGTATCCCGTGTTATCCCGAGCCTCTTTGCAATGTCAACATAGTTAATATGCGCCTTTGCGATCTCGCCTATAAGATTGCTGTATTCCATGTGCTTTTCTCCTTTCATTTGAATAGCTCTATTATGCAAACGCATAATTTATGATTTAATTATATTATTCAACTGCATAAAAGTCAATAGTTTTTCTGTGATTTATTACGCATTTGAATAACTTTGTCGCTATGCACAAAAAATTATGCAGTTCTTTGTTTGTGGCAATGAAATTATACGCATTTGCATAAATTTGTTGACTTTTGTTTTCTTTGGTGATATACTTATGATAATTTAATAGGAGGCGTCAATTATGGCAATCGGAGCAAAGCTAAAACAAATACTGGAGGACAGAGGGCTGAAAGCAACAGACATAGCTGCGCAAACAGGACTGTCCGCTCAGACTATATACAGTCTGATCTCACGTGACAGCAACAAGGCGAGTATAGATAATCTTATAAAGATTTGCGGTGCTCTTGGAATTACAGTTGAAGAGCTAAATCAGTATGATCTGAAAACTAAAAGCAATGCTTTACTCAAAATATCAGTTACTGAACACGAGAATAAAGTAATTACAGCCTACCGTGATAAGCCTGAAATGCAGGGAGCTGTTGATAAGCTCCTTGAAATAGAGCCTGCACGCAGAAAAATTGATATATCCGCTTACAAGCAGAATATAGCTGCGGGAACGGGAGAAGAAGGATTTACACCTGAGAAATTCAAGGAGGTTGACGACTTTGCAAGACAAATCGCAGAACTCGAAGCCAATGAATCTGATTGATCTCTACCAGTTTGCAAAGGATAATGACATAAAGGTGGTAGAAACTATCTGCCCACAATGCAAAGCAATTTCCATGCTGTCACCGCAGGGAGAGTGCTACATAGGTATTGATTCAAAGTCAATGAACAGTGAGCGAGAGGAAAAGCAGTATCTTGCTCACGATATAGGGCATTGCATGAAGGGTGCATTTTATAACCCATATTCACCTTTTGACATTATTGAGAAGCAGGAGCATCGTGCAAATGCCGAAGCGATACATTACCTTATTCCCAAGCAGAAATTGATAAAAGCAATGAAAAGCGGTGAGACTGAGGTATGGCAGCTTTGTGAATACTTTGACGTCGATGTAAAGTATATAAAGCTTGCTTTTTGGGAGTATTTTGATAAAATAATTTAAACTTTTAAGTAAGGACGTGACATTATGAGATATTTTAATACTAAGACTGTAATAGCTGGGACACTTTCGGCTATATGTGTGTTGTCGTTTTCTTCATGCGGTTCCTCCAGTTCTTTGCAGAACAGCAGTGAAGTCACAACAACATCTGCTGCTACGACTGTAACAACCGTGGCAAGAATCGATGAACCTGACGGTAATGACGAGCCCTCAAAGTGGGCTGAGTATATTTCAGATTCTTATGTAAAAATAATCGACTACACTCAAACTGCATCTGAAAAAGAAGGAAAATACAATATAACCATATGCGCCTCTGCGGATCTGGCGACAAATCCCGAGCTTACAGTTAAAAATTTATTTAAGCAGTCCAAGCTTATTTTCAGGCAGTTTAAAAAGTGCGGGGCACTTGATGTGCTTTCTGTAAGCTTTGCTGATGAGAAGGATAACGACAAGCCTTATATGAGCTACGATATAAGCAGTGACACATTGAATGAGCAGGATTTTGATGACAGTAACTGGGACGAGTACTCTATTCCTAAAATTACAGAAAACTTCACGGCTGACGATACATTAGAAGACTATGTAAAATCCGAATCCGAACGGAAGGCAGATGATCTGGCTGATAGTTTCACGGATTATCTGTCAACCTTTTATCAAAGTGTTGAAGTGTCATATGATTATGATAAGGACTATTTTACAGCTTCCGCATTGGTTAAAAATGGAAACGAACTTTTGAATTCAGCAAATTCAGTTGATTGGAGCAACTTTGTTGACGGGGTTGTGCAAAAATATGAATCAATGCGTGATACTGTGCAGGCAAAGGGTCTGAACAGTAAACTAAAGATCTCATTGTACAGTGATTACGATAACAGCGAAATGGTCACGGTAAAAGGAAATATAATTACATATAACGCACGCAAAGATGAATACACCAGTTATCTCCCTCAAAACAATTCAGCTAAGCCCGCTTCAAGCTCTGAAAGTTCAGTTTCCACAGGCAAGAAGAATGCACTTAGAAAAGCTAATGAGTATTTGGATTATATGGCATTTTCTTACAGTGGATTGATAGATCAGCTGAAGTACGAGGGCTTCTCCGAGAGTGAGGCTGAATACGGTGCTGACAACTGCGGTGCGGACTGGAATGAGCAGGCAGAGAAGAAAGCTAAGGAATATCTTGATTTTATGGCGTTTTCTTATGACGGACTGGTTGAGCAGCTGGAATATGAAGGATTTACACACAGCCAAGCTGTACATGGAGCAGATTCTGTTTATTAAGGAATGTAGAGGACGTGACATTATGGCAATAAGGTTCAGAAAAAGCAAATCAAAAGGACCATTCAGATTTACTCTTGGAAAAAAGAGCTTCAGCTCTTCTGTGGGGGGAAAGACCTTTCGTGTCGGGTTGAGCTCAACCGGAAAAATGCGAGTAACTTCACGTATTCCCGGAACAGGAATATCATTTTCAACATCTTTCGGAGGTAAAAGCCGTTCAAAGAGAAAAGCCAGCCATAAATCGGCAGGAAATGCAGCATCAATGAATGTGCAGACACCTCCTCGTCCGGCTGCAAGGCTCAGAACATCCAATAGTGTTGCGGTTATCTTATTTGTTGTATTGATTATTTCTGTGCCTGCCGCAGGCGTGTCTCTCTCATGGAACGGAGATTTTTTGTCATGGTTTATCAAATTTATAATATACATATTTGCATTATATATGATAATCAATAATGTCAGCAAACTTAGGTCGCTGGTGCAAAAATGGTGGAACGACAATAAGCTTATCACAGGCGTTGTGATTGCAGCTTGTGTCGTGGGTATTGCTGTATTATCCGCTATTGGCGGCAGATGAGTATATTAGATAAGGACGTGATAACATGGCACGAAGAAGAGGAATAAAGATTGCCAAGGGTGTAAGGCTTAATTTTAATAAAACAGGTACAAGTCTGACAGTCAGAAGCAAGGGCTTGTTTGGGAAAACGCACAGCAGCACTATTCCGCTTACAAGCAGTCATAAGAGCTCATCATCAAGAGCCGGAACATCGTATTCACGCCCAGGCTCATCAGGAAGCAGGTCTGCCCAGCCTGTCGGACGATATGATTTCAAAATACTTGAAAACGGTGATGTTGAGTTTTTTGATTCCATGGGGCAGAAAATATACGATGATTCTCTTATACGGAAGATAAAGAGTACCGAGCAATTCAAGGAGAAGAAGCGTGCTGTAATGGAGCAGCGGAAAGAGGAAAAACGTTATCAGCAGAACGCTCTTTTCTCAGAGATACAAAGCGGAACAGATGAAATGATAAACATTCACCGTATGTCCGCAAAGGTCGTTTCAGCAGATGACTGCAATGCTGCAATAGAGCATATCCAGCCAAGAAAATATCAGCCTGCGGAATTTTCTGCGCCCAAGCCGATGAGAGATCATATTGAAACGGTTCTGTATCGTGAAGCCGAGCAGAATGTAAAGGTGCCTTTCTGGAAAAAGAAAAAGGCTCTGGAAGAGTATGTTTCTTCAAGAGCCGATGCCCGATATTCAGAGGCTGTTGAAAAGTACGAGAGCGAAAAAACAGAATTTGAACGAATCGAGAATATAAAAGCAGAAAAAGCCAATGCACAGAACGAGATTGAAGCTGAGCTGAGGCGAAGCGAGATAAGGGCTTTGATGAACAGTGACAGCGAATACATAGAGCAAAAAACGCAGGAGTGGCTTGAAAGTGTTACATTGACGGTTGATTTTTCGGTCGATTTTGAGTATTGCGCTGACAACAGAACTATGTGTCTTGATCTTCATCTTCCACCGGTAAATGATATTCCTGCCACAAAAGCAGCACGGCTTGCAAATGGCACAGTAAAGGAGAAAAACAAGACCCAGAAGGAGATAAAGCAGGAATACATACTATGTGTTTTCGGGCTGGCAGTATTTGTTTCAAGCAATATTTTCAATGTCAGCACTGCAATAGAGCAGATAGTTGCCTCTGGCTATTCTCAGCACAGAGATGACAAGACAGGAAACATTATAGATGACTGCATATACTCGTTAAAATTTGTGCGGTCTGTTTTTGAAAACACTGACCTGACTGCCGTGGATCCTCAGCAGTTCTGCCTATCATGTGAAAGCAGGACAAATATCACTGCTTCGCTGATTATGAAGCCTGTGGAGCCGTTTGACAGTAGTGTCATATCAAATAATCAATAGACAAAGAAATGAAGAAAGGTGTGGCATTATGGGTATTTTTAGTAAACTTGTTTCAAAGGTAAAGTCTGAATCCAATGTAGATATCGCATTACAGCTCTTTGAATCACAGGGGATAGGCGGAACAATAGGTACAAGGGCTAAGGCGATTATTAGCGATTGTCAAAGTCGCCAAGATGTTCTATTAAGAGCCATTGAATTGTGCGGTCCAAACCCTATTGATGCTAAAAGCCTGTATGTTGTTTCTCACTGTTATGTGTGGTTAGGGGCAAAATACAGACCGCAGGCTATAGAATATCTTGAAAAGTATATTGCTGCAGGAGCGTCATGGTCCGGAACACCCAGAGACTTTATTGATATGGGCGGATATTCGGTAGATCAGCTGTCCAGCAATAGGGCTTCTGTTTATCATTATCTTGGAAAAGCCTATGAGGGCGAATATATGTTTGAAAAAGCTGAGAATGCGTATAGAGAGGCTGAATCTCTTTGTCCTGATTTTGCAACATATTCAGTTTGCGTTGCAAACACTTTTGTAAAACGTAATGATTTGGAAAGAGCAAAGGCTTACTTAAATAGCAAAAAGCAAACGATATATTATAAGAATAATGTTGATGATTATAAAACATTATTAAATGCTGCGTTAAACGACATAAATTCAAAGATTGAAAAGGGCTATGTATATAAGCCCAGAGGAAAGAGTAGGAAATAAAAAATCCCCGCCCGGCGCTGGAACACCGAACGGGGAAGAAGCTGTGATACAATCACAACCTTAGACAAGTTTATTGTATCATAGCTCCCTGAAAATGTCAAGGAGTGATTTAAATTTGAAAACCGCCGTAATATACGCCCGGTATTCGTCCGACAAGCAGACGGAGCAGTCCATTGAAGGACAGCTCTACGACTGCTACAACTACGCCAAGCAGCACGGCATAACAGTCGTGCGGGAATACATAGACCGAGCCATGACGGGCAAGAACGATGACCGCCCTGCGTTTCAGCAGATGCTTCACGATAGTGCGCAGCATAAGTGGGACAGCGTTCTTGTGTGGAAACTTGACCGCTTCGCCAGAAACACCATAGACAGTGCCGTAAACCGCCAGATTTTAGCTAAAAACGGCGTGAAGCTGCTGTCCGTCATGGAGAGCTTCGGGGACGATGCCAGCGGTCAGATGATGACCCACATAATTGAGGCTATAAATGAATATTATAGCGCCGACCTCAGAGAAAAAACTATCCGAGGAATGCGGCAGTCGGCAATGAAGGCTCAGACCACAGGGCATATCCCGCTGGGTTACAAGGTCGTTGACAAGAAACTGGTCATTGATGATGAGACCCGAATTATACCCGAAACTGTGTTCAGGATGTATGCAGAGGGGGAGAGGCTCACCGACATAGCCGAGCATCTGAACGCCCAGGGCTATCGCAACCGCCGAGGCAGACCGTTTACCCCAAACAGTTTTTACAATATGCTGGCTAATGAAAAATACATAGGCATTTACAAATACGATGATATTGTGATCGAGGGAGGAATACCGCAGATGATACCCAATGAAGTTTTTGAGGCTGTAAGAGAAAAGCTGATAACCAACCGCAAGAGAGCCGCCAAGAACACCGCCAAAGCCGACTATTATTTGTCGGGCAAATTATACTGCGGTCACTGCGGAGAGCCTATGAGCGGGCTGTCAGGCACAGGACGCAACGGGGTCAAGCACTATTATTACCGCTGTAACGGCGTGCAGAAAAAGTCAGGCTGCCACAAGAAGCTGGAAAAAAAATATTTGATAGAGGACGAGGTGTGCAGAGCAGCACGGTCAGCGTTTGAGCAGATGGACAAGGCGGAGACCGCCGAGACCATTTATCAGATGTACTTGCAGACGGTCAGAAATGAGTATGCGCCCGCCGAACTGGAAAAGGAGCTGACCGAATGCACTAAGCAGGCTGAGAACGTTGTGAACGCCATAGCTCAGACAGGCGGAAATCAGCTGCTTTATGATAAGGTCAGGGAGCTGGAAGAGCGCAAGGAGCAACTCGGCTCCGCCCTCCGATTGTCTCAGGCAATGACAGACAACGTCCCCTCTGTGGAGCAGATTACCGTGTTTATAGATGATATCCTTGCAACCGACATCAACACCACCGAGGGCAAGAAAGCTATCGCCGACATCATGATATCAAAGGTGTATGTTTACGACGACAAGCTCACGGTCATTTTCAAGGACAAGGACGGCAAAAGCGTTGATATACCGCTATCAGCCGTGTCAGATAGCTCCTCAGCGGATTGTGCTCCCTCTGCGCTGGGGACGCTGGAATATCAGCGGACAGGCAGCACCCGCCGTTATCACCCAGGCTATGAGTGCAAATGGGCGACCAACACCGTCGTTCATATCCTCGAAAACCGAGAGTACACCGGATGTCTGGTGAACTTCAAAACGGAAAAGCCTTCTTATAAGGTCAAGCACAGCATAGAGAACCCCGTCGAGAAGCAGGCCATTTTCGAGAACCACCATGAGCCGATCATCGACAAGGAAACATGGGAACGGGTGCAGGAGTTACGCAAACAGCGCAAACGCCCGAACCGCTACGATGAAGTGGGGCTGTTCTCCGGGATTTTGTTCTGCGCCGACTGCGGCCATGTGCTGTATCAGCAGCGGTATCAGAACAAAGACCGCAAACAGGACTGCTACATCTGCGGCAGCTACAAGAAGCGCACCCGCAACTGTACGGCGCACTTTATCCGCACCGATCTGTTGACCGCTGGTGTCCTGGCAAATCTCCGGCAAGTGACCGAATACGCAGCCAAGCATGAGAGCCGGTTTGTGAAACTACTTGTCCAGCAGAACGAGATCGGCGGCAAGCGAAAGACCGCCGCAGCCATCAAGCAGCTTGAACAGGCGCAGGAACGCATTTCTGAAATCAGCCGCATTATCAAGCGGCTGTATGAGGACAATGTAAACGGCAAAATCAGCGATGAGCGTTTCATGGAACTGTCGGCTGACTACGAAGCCGAGCAAGCGGAGCTGAAAAAGAGAGCCGCCGCCCTGCAAGCCGAACTGGACAAGTCACAGGCAGCTACCGTCAACGCCGAGAAATTTATGGGCATTGTCCGCAAGCACCTTGCCTTTGAAGAACTGACCCCCACTCTCTTGCGGGAAATGATCGAGAAAATTGTGGTGCATGAGTGCAGCTATGATGAGAACGGCACCCGCAGGCAGGACATTGAGATTTATTACAGCTTTGTCGGCAAGATTGACTTGCCCGAATAACCGCCCGACCTATCCGACACAATGGCCAAGTGTCGGATAGGAACGGCAAAATTTTTTGCACTTCTATTGCTTCTTTATCACACATAAGCAAAAGCGCAGGGCATATCTGGTGATAAGAAGAATGTTGACGCTTGGACTGCTAGAAAGTTAGCTGATTAAAGTTGCGTAGAAAATAAAAACGAAAAATCCGTTGATAATTTCTGGAAGACGGTATATAATGAAATCAATAGAAAATAAAAACGAAAAAACCGTTTTTAGCTGGAGATGATACAATGAAAATACTGCGGATAACTGTGAATGGTCTACCTTTGTTTAAAAAGGAGTTAGACTTGTTATTTTATACACAACAGCGTGTGAATGAATATGACAAAGAAAAGCTTTATAAAATAGAACCCAATTATTATCTGCATACAGCGTGTGCGTTTATTGGTATTAATGCTTCTGGCAAAACTTCTGTATTGAAGGTAATTAATTTAGCTTTAAATATTTTGCGTAATGAACCTATCAACCACGTAGAGGCAAGGAATATTCTTGGAGCTTGTGAGAGAGCAACGTTCGAAATCTGCTTTTTAGATAAAAAAAGTAATGTTTACTGCTTGAAAACTGTAATTACCTCTAAAAAAGCTAAAGCTGGGAGATATGTATATTCTATAATTGAAGAAAAGCTCTGGGAAAAGCCTATCAGCAGCGTTAAATCTAAAAAATACCTTACTGATTTTACTGCAATTAGTCCAATAGCAGTAAGAAATACAGAGGAGGCTTATCTGCCTGATGATGTAAGCTTTATCATAGCTCATAACAAGAAAGCAAATGATAAGATAGATGTATTTAGCCTGCTTTCATACACCAATATTAATATTCTTCCTTTTACTGAGGATATTCCGTTAGAAGTTATTGCTTTCCTTGATCCTACAATCGAAAAATTATACTTTGAAAAAGTGGAAGACAAGGCATCTATTCATTTGAAATTTAAGGATGAGGAAGAGATTATTTTAAATAATGCGGTAGAGCTTGAACAGTATCTGTCTTCTGGTACTATAAAAGGCATTATTACTTTTTCTATGGTCAAAGAGGTCTTGGCATCAGGTGGCTATATTTTGGTTGATGAGCTTGAAAATCATTTTAACAAAGAAATTGTTGTCACATTGATGCGCTTCTTTATGGATAGCACCTTAAACAAAAGTGGTAGTACGTTGATTTTTACAACGCATTACTCGGAATTACTAGACGAATATGATAGAAATGATGCCATCTATATTGTAAGAAACCGCAATGGTATTACTGCTGAAAATCTAAGCTATATTTTAAAGCGCAATGATATAAAGAAGAGTGATGCTTATCAGAGTGGCTTTCTTGAGGGAACTACACCTGCCTATGAAGCTTATCTGCGCTTAAAGAAAAATTTAGCTGCTTCGCTAAAGTAAAGGAGGCAGTTAGATGAAACTAGCAAAATATAAAGCTTGTATCTGTGAAGGCTCTGCTGAGTCAGCAATCATTGATATTTTAGTAGATAATAATTTGTTGATTTTTACACGAGAAGAAATGTTGGATGAAAAGGTTATCAGATGCAGAAGCGCGAAAAATTTTGAAGAAAGATACTTACGCAAAGGCTTTGATGAACAAATTTCTGTTATACGCATTTTGGATTCTCGTAGGGAAAGCTTTCGATTGAGTAAAGCATATGAGCAGAAAATTGACGTGGTAAATGTCATTACTGCTCCAGAAATTGAAATGCTGATTATTCATAATGAAGGAGCATATGAACGCTTTAAGCGTTCCGGGAAGAAACCTAGTGATTTTTGCAAAATGGATTTGCGCATGGGTAATGTAAAGGCATATGATTTTGTGAAAGATTATTTTGCTAATCCTAAAATTTTAGTTGATGCTATAAGAGAATACCGCAGGGTTGCTAATATTCCTAAGGGGGAGTACAGTTTGGCAGATTTGTTGAAATAACAAATACAAGGTATAAAGTGCCTTTTGTTTCTGTTGTTCCTATTATTGTTCCTCTCTGTTCCATATATTTGTGGTGCAATCAGAATGGTTTTAAGAGAATTTTACAGTGGGCAAACACTATATATAGTGGCAGATTTAATATAAGCACCACAAATTGTAGCTTGGGCATTTTTGCTAAATCGTTAGACGGTTTACCCCGTGCGTGGGTTCGAATCCCACCCACTCCGCCAACTATGGCAATCGGCTCTCGGAGAAATCCGAGAGCTTTTTTGTTTTTAAATTTTGCTTCTTGCGAAATGTTACAGCGGTTTACCCCGCACAGGGTTTGCCACCCCAACCCGCTCCGCCAACTATGGCAATCGGCTCTCAGAGAAATCTGAGAGCTTTTTTGTTGCTTAAATTTGTTTCTCATTTTTCCTTATGCGGTCTATATGTTTTGCCTTGCTTGCCCATTTTGGAAGCACAGCGATTGGAGCAGTAGCGTTTGTCTGCGCGGCGTCCGCTGATGAGAAAATAATTGCTGCATTCAGGATTGGCGCAGCGATGGTATTCGCCCGGATTGAGCAGCAGCTGATACAAATCAAGATAAATTGCCTGCATAAGATAGCTGCATTGCCAAAGACTGGTAAATTTTTCTTGCGCCAGGTCCATTTGCGGTCTGGCGGTATAGATATTATCGTTGATGATGTCGAGCAGGACGCTTCTGGCAAAAGTGTGGTCAAGGGTTATGCTTGGAATATCTTCAGCGAGAATTATAGCAGTAAGCTGTTTCTTCGTCAGCAGGTCCTTGTCATAATCATCAAGCGTGTGCAGCATATGCTTGTCTACAATGGTGAGAAAGTTTTGCAGCCTGCAGGCGTAGTCTGCATCTGTTTTACGGATATTCTTGAGCAGCTGCGTGTGCGAAATTCGCTTGTGCGTAGCAAAGTATTCTGCTGCCTTGAGCGTAGGTGTTTTGATGCGCGGCAGCAGGTAGTGAAGGCCACGTGCGCTGTAATGCAGCAGGTAGGCAAGCGCATAGATAACGCTTGCCTGCGTCCCTTCATGTCTGATGAGATAGCTTTGGACAATAAGCAGGCTGCGGACGATTTTGACGCAGCGGGCAAAAAGACGCAGGCTCATAATGTCTATTTCGTCTATCTCGAACAGGGTGTATTGCAGGGAAACTTCGGCGTCAGTGCCAGCATAGTCTTTTTCTGCAAGGACATCTCCCAGATACAGGGTGTCGTCGATAAAGCTGAAATCGTTGATGAGCATAGAGTGATTTTCGTCGTCAAGGTGTGCACGTTTCTCAAGGCAGCGCTGCGAAGAATAGGGCAGGCCGTAGGCATTGCAGAAGGCAAGCACCTGCTTTTTATCGTTTTCATCAATATTGGCGAAGGCTATAGTCAGGGAAGAAGCTGCCGCACCTTCCTCACTTTGTGAAGCGATAGTTTGCGTATGAAAGGGGCCTTGGGCGCAGATAAAGTCGTCCTGACCGTTAAAAAAGCGGCGAAGCTGATAATTGCCGCAGACATTAATAGTGAAAACTTTGGGAATCACTGGCGCCGGAAAGGCGCGTTGCATTGTCGTCATAGGTATAACCTCGCAAAAATCTAAAATCTTATGTTGCTAGCAGATGCTGATTTTTTGTCGGCATCTGCTTTTTCATCATTATAATATCACAAAAAAGAAATTTTATCATGGTATTATTATTTCTGGCTTCATCTTATACTAAAAGCAGGCGGTGGTCAAGTAAGCTTGCGGATTTTATGTCAAATATATTCCATATATATAAAATCTAAAGCACCGCAAGAGCCATCTTTTTAGTGCATAATAGAAGGGAAGAGATAAGAAGTGATGCTTTTTGTTTGAAGAAAAATATAAAACTATTGGCTTGAATATTATGTATTATCGTAGGGCATTGAGTCTGACGCAGAGCGAGCTGGCGGAGAAAGCCCAAATGTCAAGGGCGCGCGTCTCGGATATAGAATGCGGTAAGGGACCGTTTAATATGGAATCTATATTTTTGCTGGCGCAGGCCTTGGGGGTTGACCCGGTGCGGCTTCTGCAGGAGAGAAATTAAGAAGCAGCGGCAATAAAAAATATTAGAGGGAGGCAGATATTATGTCAAAGTATTGTATTAAGTGTGGAGCCGAAATTGACGACCAGGGAAGGTTTTGTCCGGTATGCGGGACAGATCAGTTACCGAAGATTGAGCCGACAAATGTAATTTGCCCTAAGTGCGGTACAACTTATCCTATTGGTGTCAAATTTTGCACAAAATGTGGTTTTCAGTTGGGAAAAGCTCATAGCAATGATAATCCCAAGGATTTCAAAGAAATCTTCAGCAGACTTTTTGGTAATAATACCGAACGTAAACCTGCTTTGAATAAAGAGATTTTTAAAGAGCAATTTTTGAGCTTTGAGGGACGTATCAATAGATTGGATTATTTCCTCAAGAGCATGAGTAGTTGTTTGGTGTTTTTTATTATCGCCTGCATCATCGACGAGTTTGTAGATGATTATTATATGGAAGCAATTGATTATCTGGCTTGCTTCATAGGCTTAATAGCTTTTACTCTTTTGGTTTGGATAAATAGTGCTATATCGGTCCGTCGCTTGCACGATTTGGACAAAGATGGCTTATTAGTGTTATTAACCTTTGTGCCACTGCTCAATGGCTTTTTTGAGTTGTATTTACTGTTTGCGCCTGGTACGGTAGGTGATAATCGCTACGGAGCAGATCCTTTGCAATAGTACTTTTTTATAAAACATTTAACTGGAAAAGTTATACGAGGAGGTCATAGTGTGAAAAAGCTGTTTTTTTATGCAATGCTTATCTTAACAGTGGTGCTTACCGGTTGTGGTAAGTCCGAAGAGCAAAAAATACATTCCATGTATCTTAACAACAGTACGAAGGTTGCTGAGATGGAAACAGAGCAGGCTCAGGCCATGCTGGAAAATCGCAATATTGATAAACAGAAAATGCTCAAGCAGATTAAGAGTTTAATTGAAGAAAATGAAAAGAATATCACCAAGCTGAGTGATGAAAAATATGATGAAGCGAAGGCCAATGAGAGCGTTAGGGATTTCAGCAAGAAAATGATGGAAAGCAAGGATAATGGTCCTTCTAAAAAAGATGGGGAGAAAGCCATCAAACGCTACCAAATAGCTAATTACGCTAAAAGCGTGAAGGATTATCTGCAGGCTTACAATGTTTATCTTAAGAGAGTCTGCTCTAATATGGAACAATATTCTGGCGATAATGGACCAATGGAAATGGAAGCCTTTGAAAAGGTAGAATTCCAAAATGCTGTTTTGCAGCACGATTTAAACTGGTATGGCATGGCTAATGATGGTGAATTTCATAAGGGAGCCGCTTATTTAGATTGCAGTGGCGCTTCTTATCGAGTTCAACAAATTGGCGATAGCAAGCTAGGCTTTGCCGTGCTTGAACGACGCAAGATTGATGATTGGGTTTATAGTGTAACGATAGCTTTTACTAATATGAGCAAAAATGAAACAATAGACCTTGATAAGCTTTCTGTTAACCTGAGAATTGGCAATGATTTGCTAACCCCTAAAAAATTTAATGTTATTACTTTTGGCAATCGTAATGATTTAAAAGGCTTCAAATTGAATTCTAAGCAAGTTTTGACAGTAGAGTGCCAATATTTCTTAGAGAGTAAATACAAGGACTTTAATTTACACTGGACTCAGTTGGAATTAGATAATGGTAAAGGCAAGCTGCTCATCAATACAGGTGCCTATAAATATAATGTGCAAGGCATTTTAAACATGCAGCAGGAAGAGAACAATAGTAAAGCAACTACATACAACAATAGCAATGCAAATAGCAATGTGAATAGCAGTGGACCGAAGTATAATTTATTTCAACCGCAAGCGTTTTTGAATGGCGATAAATATATACCGGAAGTATTCCAACGACAAGGAGCACATCGTTATGTTGATTGTCGCAGTGCGAAAATTTTGTCGCGCAATAATGGCCAAACTATTGTGCAATATGACATGATTGTAATAGGTAGCACTGGGCAGCAAAGCCGACAGCAATGTATTGTAGGTCTGCTTACTGGTAAAGGCTATCTTGTTCAATATCAGGCTGATGATGGTTCGTGGCATCCTATGGATAGGACAACTGCTTCGCTGGCCGGGTATAACGCCGGTTTAGTATTGATTGATTATTTACAGCTATAAGGTAACAGGCAGGGCTGCGTTTTGCAGTCCTGCTAAAAATTTATTTAATATGTTGAACGTTCATGCTCATGTGGCAAATGGGTGATTTGACGTGAGGTTAGGAGAATAACGCACCATAACTTTTTATCAAAATTATGGCGGAAATATAAATTACGTAAGCACCTTGCTAAGCTTAATAGGTAAAGCGCAAGAAATTAAACTATATGTAAAATTGTGAAAAAATTGTGCAAAAATATGAAATGGCTCATTGTATAATGAAATTGCACACCTGAAAAATTGAATAAAAATAGTCCATTGTGATACCTTTGTGTTAAGATTAAGTTGCTACACAAAAACTAACTAAGGAGTAATCACAATGGACTACACCAAAGACATCACAAATC